AATCTAAGTTTAGAAAAGATACTAGGATAGAAAAATACTAAAATTATCATCAAAGTATATAATTGGAGGTGGCATTGTGAAGCTTACTATAAAACAAAAGGCATTTGCTGATTATTATATTGAACTTGGCAATGCTACTGAAGCTTACATTAAGGCTGGATATAAAGCTAGTAAAAGAGATATAGCAGAAGTTGAAGGATGTAAATTACTAAGAAATCCTAAGGTTGAAGCTTATCTAAAAGAAAGAGAAAAACAAATAGAAAGTGAAAGAATAGCTAAGGCCGAAGAAGTCTTAGCTTTTTTAAGTGCATCACTAAGAGGTGAAGTATTAGAAGAAGTTGTATCAACTGAAAGTATAGAAGGTATGATTAAACCAGTAATACTTAAGAAGCAACTAAGTGCTAAAGATAGAATTAAAGCAGCAGAGTTATTAGGTAAAAGATATGCTTTATTTACTGAAAAAGTAGACTTAGAAGGTAATGTTGGAGTTACTATAATTGATGATATAGGAACATTAGAAGATGCATAAGAAAATATCAGAAATTATAAATAAAAACTTCTATGAATTTTGGAGAGTAATTAACTCTAACAAATACTTATTTCATGTATTAAAAGGTGGGAGAGCTTCGGCTAAATCAACTCATATAGCTATATGGTTAGTGTTAGCACTTATGAAGTATCCAGTAACATGCTTATGTATTCGTAAGGTAGGTAATACATTGACTGAATCAGTATTTGAACAGTTAAAAGAAGCTATAGACATATTAAATGTAGGTCATGTATGGAAAGTTCAAAAGTCTCCATTACAATTAATTTATATACCTCGTGGTAATAAATTTATATTTAGGGGAGCAGATGATCCAGCTAAAATTAAATCTATAAAGATGTCTAAGTTCCCTATAGCTTTTGTATGGTTTGAAGAGTTAGCAGAGTTTAAAACAGAAGATGAAGTATCAACGATAGTCAACTCTGTACTTAGAGCAGAATTACCTCCAGGACTAAGCTATAAGGTTATTTATAGTTATAACCCACCTAAGAGAAAACAGTCTTGGGTTAATAAGAAGTTTGAAACTCAATTTATACCTGATAATACTTACATTCATCATAGCACTTATTTAGATAATCCTCATATATCTAAGGCTTTTATTGAAGAAGCTAATGAAGTTAAAAAGAAAAATGAATTTAAATATCGTTGGGAGTACTTAGGTGAACCTATAGGTTCTGGAGTAGTTCCTTTTTCTAATTTAGAGTTTAGAACTATAACTGATGAAGAAATAGCTTCTTTTGATAACATAAGACAAGGTAATGACTTTGGTTATGCAACAGATCCTATGGCTTTTGTAAGACTTCACTATGATAAAAAGAAAAGAATAATATATTTTATAGATGAAATATATGGAGTTAAGATGTCTATAAGAGAACTAGCTACTAAGATAAAAGAAAAGGGATATAATGATCTACCTATAACTTGTGATAGTGCCGAACCAAGAAGTATTGCAGAACTTAGAGAGCATGGAATAAAAGCATTAAAAGCTAAAAAAGGACCAGGATCTATTGAGTTCGGTGAGAACTGGCTTGATGATTTAGAAGCTATAGTTATAGATAATAAAAGAACTCCTAATGTAGCTAAGGAATATGAAAATATAGATTATCAAACTGACAAAGATGGGAATATAAGGCCTAAATTAGAGGATAAAGATAACCATAGTATAGATGCTACTAGATATGCTCTAGAAATGGATATGAAAACACATGGTAGAGAAAGAACCTATAACAGTAGATAGGAGGTGTTACAAGTGAATAATATAATAATGACTGAATTAGGTGGATTGTATGGTAATGAAGTTATAAAAGAAATGAATGAAATAATAAAACTTTATGATATTTATGAAGGTCCAGGGCAAGATTGGATAGTTGATGAAAAAGATTATACTCCAACTAAAAAGAAAACTAATTATATTAAAAAGTTAATAAAAGAAGAAGCTAGGTTCTTATTTGGTAAAACTCCTATTTTTACTGTACAAGTAGAGGATGATAAGTATCAGGAACAAGTAGAAGAAATAAATAAGTATATAAATAAGCTTCTTAAAGATAATTTATTTGAAGATAAGTTGGTAAAAGGTGCTAGAGATTGTTTTATAGGCAAAAGGATAGCTATAAAGCTTCATGCTGATACTATTACTAAAACTATAAGAGTAATGTTTGTACCTAGTTTAGAGTTCGTATATGAGCCTTTTGAGGACAGAGTAGATGAACTTAAAAAGATAATATTCTTCCATCAGATGAACCAGGAACAAGATAAATCTAAGCAGGTTATATGGAAACAAAAGTATGAAATGGTAGACGGTAAATGTATATTAAACGAAGGTTTCTATAATGGTAATGGTGATTTACTTGAAACACTAGCGGTTAATGTAGACTTAAAGCTAAGTGGGATACCTGCTTATGTAATCTTAAATGATGGACTAAGTGGTGATTTAAAAGGTGAATCTGATGTAGAAGAAATACTAGAGAACGGTATAGAGTACAATAAATTAACATCAGAGGATTTAGATGCACTTAAAAAAGGTATGAATAGGATAATTTATGGTACTGACGTAGATCCAGAAGCTAGTAAACATTTTAAGTTAAAACCAGGAGCATATTGGGATGTATCTACAGATATAGCATCGGATGGAAAACAAGCTCAAATAGGAACTATAGATACTGACTTTAACTATGACACAAGAATGGAAAATACTTTAAATAGGATTAAAGCAGATATGCACGAAGTTTTAAATATACCTATGATAAATAATAGTGATTTACAAGGTATGATGACTAGCGGTAAGAGTATGAAGGCTTTATACTGGCAACTAATAACTAGATGTGAAGAAAAAATGATGTCATGGCGTCCAGCTTTAGAGTGGATGATAAGAGCTATACTTGAAATGAATGAAGTATATGCTATAAATACATTACCTAAGTTAGAAAACTTTGATGTAGTTGTAGAAAATCAATACCCATTACAAGAAAATGAAGATGAAGAAATGACACTAGATTTACAGAAAGTTAATGCTCAAACTATGAGTAGAAAAACATTTATAAAAAAATGGGCCAATGTTACTGATGATATAGCAGAAGAAGAGTTAAAACAAATACAACTAGAAAAACAGATGTTAGAAGATAGCTATAGTCAATTTGAAACCGATTTAGGAGATGATGAATAATGGAAACGAATAAATTTATAGACATATGTAAAGAAGAAATAGTTAAATACTTTAATAATGAGTGTGATAAGACCGATAATTTTGAATTAACTACAGATGATGTATTCGTTGTATGGAATTGCAAAACACTTCAAAATAACAAAGCTTTATTATCTACTACTGTTAGTGATGGAATGTACTATGAAATAACTTACAATGGAGATAAAAATGAAATTTACTTTGATGCTTATAAAAAATGGAAAAATAAAAAAATTTCTTTATAGAAAGTGAATAGAATATGGCATCTAAAGATTATCTTAAGCTATGTCAAGAAGCTCAAAATAAAAAACTTAAGTTAGCTAAGAAACAAGAAAAGCAGATAAAACAGATATACAACGATATGTATTTAAAGGTATCTAAGAAACTTTCTAAAGTTAATCCTAATACTTTATCGGAAAGGTATTTGGAAGAGCTTAAAAATGAACTAGAGAAAGAAATTAGGACTATTCATAGGCAAGTTGGAAAGATTATTAAAAAGAATGTAGAAAAAACATCGGAACTAGCTAATAATGTACAGCTAGATTTTTTTATGTCTATTAATAATCAGTACGACTTGAATATGAAGGATACTTTTTCAAGTATATTTTCTAAGATACCTAAAGATGCAATGAATGAGATACTATTCGGTAAAGCTTATAAAGATCGTAAAGGACTTAATGAACGTATTTGGGAATATACTAAGAAATTTAATAAAGATATTGATTATATTATTGCAGAAGGTATAGATAATAAGAAAAGTACATATGAAATAGCTAAAGATTTAGAAAAGTATATTAATCCTAATGCGGTTAAAGATTGGGATTGGAATAAGGTATATCCTAACACTAGTAAGAAAGTAGATTATAATGCTCAAAGATTAGCTAGAACAGCAGTTAATCATGCATTCCAACAAGCTCAAAAGAGAAGTTGCGAGAAAAATACTTATGTAGAAGGTATTAGGTGGATTAGTGCTAATATTCATGGTAGAACTTGTGAATTATGCAGGGAACGAGATAATCAAGTGTTTAGTGTTAAAGATGTACCTTTAGATCATCCGAATGGTTTATGTACCACAGTACCAGAAATACCTATGTCATTAGAAGAAATAGGAACGGAACTTAGAGCATGGGTAGATGGAGAGAAAAACATAAAATTAGATAAATGGTTTAAAGATTATGGAGAAGACTTTTTATAAGTTCTCTTTTTTTATCGTCTTTTTAGGTTAGCTATTAATAGACGTAAAAGAATTAAATGCTAACTTAATCTAAGTGGTCGAAACCACGTTAAAAAACGTAGGAGGATATTATGTTAAAAGAATTATTAGGTGAGGAACTATACTCACAAGTAACAGAAAAGCTTGGTGATAAAAAAATAATGGTTGATGATGGTAACTTTATACCTAAATCTAGGTTTGATCAGGTTAATCAAGCTAAGAAAGAATTAGAGGTACAGTTAAAAGACAGAGATACACAATTAGCTGATTTATCTAAAAATAATAAAGATAATGAAGCACTACTTAATCAGATTAAAGACTTGCAAGCTTTAAATAAACAAACTACTACTGATTATGAGAGTAAAATAAATCAGATGCAGTTTGACTATGCATTAGACGGTGCACTAACTAATGCTAAATCTAAAAATAATAAGGCACTAAAAGCTTTATTAGATATGAATAGTATAAAGTATCAAGAAGGCAAACTTGAAGGCTTTCAAGAGCAAATAGAGGCTTTACAAAAAGATGCTTCATACTTATTCGATTTAAATACTGCTCCAGCTAATACTGGAGGATTAGGCAACTTTGGAAGAGGTGGAGCAGAAGTTAATATGTTCGACTTTAATTTCCAATCATTAAAATAATAAAAAATAAAGGAGAAATAATATGGCAAATTTAAACTATGCACAACAATATTCACAAGCTTTAGCTCAAGCTTACCCAAACGTTTTAAGATTTGGTAGATTATGGAGCAATGAGAATGCTACAAAATATAGAGTAGTAGATGCAAAAACAATACAAATACCTTCTATAACTGTAGGTGGTAGAACAGATGGAAATAGAGATACAATAGGAACTTTTACTAGAAATTTTGACAATGCTTGGGAAACTAAAACATTAAAAAATCATAGACAATGGCAAACTTTAGTGCATCCTAAAGATGTAAATGAAACTAATCAAGTTGTTACTATACAAAATATAACTAAAACTATGAATGAATTTGAAAAGTTCCCAGAAATGGATGCTTATACAATATCGCAATTATATAAATTAAAGGATGAACAAAAAACAATAGTTGCTGAAAGTGCTGATTTAACTTCTGAAAATATAATGACTAAGTTTGAAACTTTGATGGATGAAATGGATGAAGCGTTAGTACCTTCTGTTGGTAGAATATTATATGTTGATACATATACAAAAACATTAATAGACAATGCGATAACTATAGTAAGAGCTAATGGTCAATCTTCAATAGCTAAGGCTGTAACAAGGCTTGAAGAGGTTGAAGTAATACCAGTACCAACTAAATTAATGAAGACTAAATATACATTTACAACTGGTTTTGCACCTGCTGAAGATGCTAAAGATATAGCTATGATGTTAGTTCATCCTTCTGCTATATTACCAATAGCATCTTATGAGTTTGCACAATTACAAGCTCCAAGTGCATTAACTCAAGGTAAATATGTATACTTTGAGGAATCATTTGAAGACATATTCATTTTAAATAAAAGACATGATGCAATAAAGTTTGTTGTTAAGTATGAAGCCTAGCACACGATTAGCTTCAATAGTCGAAGAAGTGGAAGTCCCACAAAAAACTAAAAGAACAAGAAAAAAGAAAGTTGAGTAACTTAAAATGGGAGAGATTCAAGAACTTAAATTAATATTAAGGGAGGAAACTTCTCCCTTTTTTACTGATGAAGAAATAGCATATTATTTAAATAAAAACAAAAATAGCATAAATGATACTGCATATGAATGTTTATTATTAAAAGCCGAAGATGATAGTATACAATTACCAGGAGGACTTACTTTAGCTAATAATAGTTCATACTGGTTAAGACTAGCAAAGAAATATAAACCTAATGGGAGTAGGATTTTATGATAGCTAATAAAATCAAACCTAAAGTTAAAAAAGTAATAGATAAATTCCCAACTTATGTTGATATTTATAGAGATGTTAAAAATGAGTTTGGAGAGCCTGGAGGGAAAGACCTTGTATGTAGTGTAAAAGGCTTTTACCACGAAGGCAATACTCAAATTAGTGCTATTACTACTGATAAAGGGCAAATAAAAAGAAGTAAGCAGATGTTTTTAATGGTTATCTATGATGAAGATACTGTTAAGATAAAAGAAAATGATTACTTCTTGCTTGATGATGTTAAATACATTATAAAAGATTTAGGTAACCAAAATAGGTTAAATATTTACTTTGATATGTTAGTCGAGAGGTGTTAGTATGAGTTTTAAATTTGACGCTAGTAATCTTATAAAAGGCTTAGCAGAAAGAGAAATTAAAACTAAAGCAGCACTTGGATTATATGCAGATACAGTAGCTAAGAAAATGGAAACTCATGCAAAATCTAATTATAAATGGACTCCAAGAAGTGGTGCAGCACATCAAAGGCTTAACAGTAGTTGGAAGTGGATAGGTGATGTTGCTAGAGTAGAATTATCACATGGAGTTCATTATGGTATTTATTTAGAGCTTTGTAATGAAAAAAAATATGCTATTATAAAGCCAACTATAGATATAATAAGTCCTCAAGTTATTAGAGGATTAAATAAAATATTAAAGTAGGTGTAAATTATGTTTGCACAAATATATAAATATTTAAAGGAAAATGGGTTTGATGTGTATTCTATTGGTCAACATGAAGGAATATGCACAAACCCTTATATTGTTGTAAAAGAAAATGGAGAAAGTGAAGTCATAGGAACTTCTTTAATTAATGATACAGTTGAATTATTAATATATTATCCAGTTGGTAGGTATTCAGAGTTATCAAGTTATAAGAAAAGAATACTTAATACAATGAAATATCAAAGAGGTATAAGAAGAGTTATTGAAGCTATGCCAACTATTATTGATGATGATAAAAAAGCATATATGACTTCGTTTACTTACAAGAAAATTAAGACGAAAGAAGGTGCATAAGATGGAACAATTTGCTTTATGTGATGTTGTAATGACACAAATAAAAGTAAGTGGTGGAACTACTCATTCTTTTGCTACTGCTGATGAAATATCATGTGAGCCGGTAATAGAAGAAGGGGAAACTAAAAACCTTACTATAAAAAATAAATTAATAGCTTCTAAACAAGTTCCAGATATGGTGTTAGGACATGATATAACTTGTAAAGATAATGTATTTACTCCTGCTTTATTAGCAGATGTACAAGGTGGGACAGTTGCTAGTAGTGGTTCATTTACAAAATATACTGCTCCTAATGTAGGTGCTATGCCTAATACAAAAACTTTTGATTTTATAGTTTATGTTGAGGTTGTTGGTGATGACGGAGCAACAGGAGAATATTTAAAATATACTTTCCCTAACTGTAAAGGATCTTTTATATCACCTAACTTTAAAGATGGAGAATATTATGCTAATGAATACACAATAAAATCAAGACCAGCTTTAAATACTTCGCTATATACAGTTGAGTTAGTTAGTGAATTACCAGTAGGTGTAGTAGCTTTTAAGCATCCTGCTTTAGAAGTAGAAGAAGAACAAATAGAAGAATAATGGATTAATGGGCTAAGGTACATCCTTAGTCCTTTTTATTATATATTTTAGAAATTTTAGGAGGTAGTTATGCAAATAACAAGTTTAGAACAATTACAAGCAATAAAACAAACAGAAATAGTTGAGTTACCAAGTTTTGAAGATGGAACTCCTTTTGTAGTAGAAATTAAAAAACCTAATATGATGCAATTAATGACAAGTGGTAAAATACCTAATACTTTACTATCTGTTGCTACTGAAATGTTTAACGGTAAAACTGGTCAAGTAATGGGAAAAGCATCAGAGGATATAAAGACATTAAAAGAATTGGTAGGAATGATGGAAGTATTAGCAGAAGCTTCTTTAGTTAAACCAAGCTATAAAGATATTAAAAAAGCTAATGTAGAGCTAACGGAAAATCAATTAATGGCAATATTAATGTATTCTCAAGGTGGAGTAAAATCTTTAGAAAACTTTCGTAACCAGCAAGCAAATAATTAGGATACTTAATCAATCTATAAGATTTAAAAAACTACCTTCTGAAATTGCTAGGATATATGATGAATACACTGCATTTTGCTTTGATGAAGCTTGTGATTATATAATTAGTCAATTAGAGCAAGAGAAAAAGCCAAAATGGAGAGAAGAACAAAAGACAAAAGAAGAAAAGAGAAATATTAACCTTCAATTAGCTGAAAAGCTAAGAAAAGAAAGGAGGTAGTATATGAGTATAAATGTTGGTACTGCGGTCGGTTATCTTGATTTGGATTCGAGTAAATTTATGAATAATTTAAAAATTGCATCCAAAGAAATGGAGTCTTTCTCTGATAAAAGCAATAACGCAGGGACTAGATTTCAAACTTTAGGGAGTTCATTAAAAACTGTTGGAAGTGCACTAACTAAAAGTGTATCAGTTCCCTTATTAGCATTAGGTGCGGGGGCAATAAAAGTAGCAGGAGATTTTGAAGCTGGTATGAGCGAAGTTAGTGCTATAACTGGTGCAACTGGTAAAGATATGGAAGCTTTAGAGCAACAAGCTAAGAAACTTGGGGCAACAACTAAATTTAGTGCTACTGATGCAGCAGAAGGTATGAAGTATTTTGGTATGGCTGGATATAAAACAGACCAAATTATGAGTGCATTACCAGCAACATTAAACTTAGCCGCTGCAGGTGGAACTGATTTAGGTATAGCTTGTGATATAGTTTCAGATGCTATGACAGGGCTTGGTATGAGTGCTAACGAAACCTCAAAGTTTACAGATATAATGGCAGCTACAATAACTAATTCTAATACTAATATTGAATTAATGGGAGAAACATTAAAATATGTTGGTCCAGTAGCTGGAGCATTAGGAATAAATATGGTGGATTTATCTGTAGCCATAGGACTTATGGGAAATGCAGGTATAAAAGGTAGCCAAGCTGGTACAGTATTAAGAGCAGGTTTAACTAATTTAGTAAAGCCTACTAAAGAAATGAAAGTAGCTATGGAAAAGTATGGTATAGAACTTGTTAAAAATGCTGATGGTTCTATAAATATGATGGATACTATGGAAAACCTAAGAAGTACATTAGGAGGATTAGACCAGGCTACACAAGCTCAAGCTTTATCTACTATATTTGGTAAGGAAGCTATGAGTGGATGGGCAGCAATAGTTAATGCTAGTGAAGGTGATTTTAATAAACTATCAGAAGCAATCGCTAATTCAGATGGGAAAGCTTCTGATATGGCTAAAACTATGCAAGATAACTTAAAAGGCTCTATAGATAATATGAAATCAGCACTCGAAGGAGTTTTAAATGCTATAGGAGAAAGGCTTCTACCTATATTTAGAAACTTAGTTGATGGAATAACAAATGTTTTTACTTGGTTTAATAATTTGAATCCAGCTATACAAAATATAATTATAGCCATAGGTGGATTTTTAGCTATACTTGGTCCAGTAATATTATTGGTAGGATCATTAATCAGTAACTTGGGACTTATTGCAACTGGGCTTATGACATTAACCGGAACAACTACACTAGCAGCTGCAGCAACTTCAGCATTTGGAAGCGTTATTGCATTTATAACAGGACCAATAGGAATAGCTATAGGTGTGATAACTGCATTAATAGCTGTAGGAGTATTGTTATATAAAAATTGGGATGAAATAAAAGCTAAAGCTTCTGAAATATGGAATGGCATTAAAGATACAATAATGAATGCTATGAACTGGCTTGGAGAACAACTAGGATTTAATACTGAAGAAATATTTGCAGTAATTACTGATACTTGGAATAGTATAAAAGATACTTTAGGCGCAACATTAGATGTGATTTCTAAAACTGTATCTGATGCTTGGGAAGGTATTAAAGAAGTTCTAGAGATGACAGTTGGAGTAATCTTTACAACAGTAAAGAAAGCATGGGATGATATAAAAGATGCACTTTCAATGATTGGCGATGCGATACAACAATTAATTAATGGAGATTGGGAAGGTGCAAAAGAAACAATCCGTCAAATGAATGAAAAAATTAAAGAAATAGTATCTATGGCTTGGAACAAAATTAAAGCTACCTTGAGTCAAGCAGGAGAAGCTATAAAAAATATTGCAGAACAATCTTGGAATAAAATTAAAGTTACTTTAAGTCAAGCTATGGAAAATATTAAGACTGCTATCAGTAACGGATGGGAAAATATAAAAAATTCAACCAAAACAGCTTTTGATAATGTTAAAGCGATTATATCTACTATATTCAATGGTATCAAGTCTGATATACAGTCAAAAATAAATGAAATAAAAAATGTAATTTCTACTGTATGGAGTGGATTAAAAGATTTATTAACAGCACCATTTATAGCAGCTAAAGGTGTTATAGATAATATATTAAGCGGAATATCTAGTGCTATATCTACTGTATCAAATGCAATAAGTTCTGTTAAAAATGCAGCTAGTAGCGTAATAGATAAAATTAATCCATTTAAAAGAACAGTTCAGTTTGATTATATAGTGCAGGATCAACCAGTAGACAATTATAAGTTCAGAAGTGAAGCTTTAGATTTAGCTAAAACATTAGCATATAGTGATCGGATGGCAAAAACTTCTATAGCTGAGAGTATATCAAATGTAACTAGATCAGCTTCTAAAATGAGCACAGGTAATAATTCATCTGAGCTAAAAGCTAACGGTGGTGTAGTTATAAACAACAATCAAGTATATACAAGCCCTAAGCCTGCAAGTATAAGAGAGTTAAAAAGACAAGATGAAATACAAATGAGAAGGTTAGCTATGCAGTTAGGTTTTTAGAAAGGAGGTACTAGCTTGATAAATAAAATAATATATGAAAATGAAAGAGGTATAGCTATTGAGTTAAATCGAGATGGGCCTCTTTTTTTATTTAAACCAGAAGGATTTGATGGATTAGAATCTGATATAGTAAGTTCTAAAAATGCATATCAAGATGGTATAAATATATCTAAAACTATTCTAAAAGATAGAATTTTAACTTTAAACTGTTATTTAGAAGTTGATAATGAACAACAAAGGTATATATTAAAAAGAAAGTTGTATAATGCTTTTAATCCTAAGCTAAAAGGTCATATGAAAATATATACAGATGCAGAACAGTTAAGGGGTGCTAGCAATTTAAGAGTTATACAAGCCCCATTGTTTGATGATGATTATGAATCTTTAAATGAACTTGTGAGTTTTCAAATTCAATTAGCTATGCCATTACCTTACTTTGAAGATATAAATGAAAATAGAGTTGATTTTGGTAATGATATAGGCAATTTTTTCTTTGACTTAGAAATAGAAGAAGAAGGAAAAGAATTATCTATAAAAAATAACTCTATAGTTACAAATATATTTAATGAAGGAGACGCACAAACTCCTATTAAGGTAGTATTTAAAGCTAGAACTGTTATTGAAAACCCTTCAATATATAATGTTTACACAAAAGAATTCATTAAGCTGAATTATACTATGCAAGAAGGAGAAGAAATAACGGTTACTACACATCATGGAAATAAACGTGTAGAGAGTTATTTAAATGGTATAACTAAAAATATTTTTAATGATTTAGATATTAATTCAACATTCATATGGCTTGATATAGGTGATAATGTAATTCGATATGACTCTGATACTATGATTGAACAATTAGAAGTGTACATATATTACACTAATTATTACTTAGGAGTTTGATAATATGCAATTATACGTACTAGATAGAAACTTTACAGTATTAGGAATTATTGATAATTATGAATGTTTAATATGGAAAAGGAATTATTATAAATCTGGTATTTTCTCTATGCAAATAATACCTACTTTTGAAGAGTTTGAACTACTTAAAAAAGGTAACATACTTCTTAAAAATGATAATACAAAAGAAGCTATGTATATAGATCATAGAGAGTTAGAAGAAAATGAAGATGGTGAAGAAGTATTATTAGTAGAAGGGTATTCACTAACTCAATGGATAGATAGAAGAATTACATTATATAAGCAACTTGAAAAAGGAAATGCAGAAACTGTTATAAGGAATTATATTAATGCTAACTGCATTGATACAAAAGACATTAATAGAAAGCTTCCTAATCTTCTTCAAGGAGTTAATAACAACTTAGGTCAAGAAGTAGATTATAACAGTCATTATAAACCTTTATTAGAGGAAATAGAATCTATAGCAACTACAAATGAGTTAGGTTATAGAATAGATTTAGATTTAATTAATAAACAATATATATTTGAAGTTTATAAAGGTCTAGATAGGACAGTTAATCAAAATATTAATTCAAAAGCTATATTTAGCACTGAATTTGAGAATGTAAGCAAACAAAAATATGTAGATAGTGACAATAATTATAGAAATATGGTTTTAGTTGCAGGAGCTGGCGAAGATGAAAATAGAAAGACTTTAACTTTAGGTATTGAAAACGAAGGGCTAAATAGATATGAACTATTTGTAGATGCTAGAGATATTTCGGACAAAGAAAGTAAGACTAGAATAGTTATAGATGAATTTACAGGTGAAGAAAAAGAAGAAACTTATGAAGTAGAAATACCAATTGAGACTTATAATAAACTGTTAGAAGCTAGAGGTAAAGATAAGTTATCTGAATGTACCAAAATAGAAACTTTTGACTGTGTTATATCTAATACTAATAATTTAATATATAGAACGGATTATGATTTAGGTGATAAAGTTAGCATTATTAACAAAAAATGGGGACTAATGCTTAACGAAAGAATAATATCAATAACGGAAACTTATGATAGTGAAGGTTTAAATATTGATATAGAAATAGGAAATAACATTCCTACTTTAATTGAAAAAATAAAAAGAAAAATGAGGTGATAACATGGCAGAAAAAAGTTCATTTTTTACTTCATTAAATGGAGATAGAAAATATAAATCTAGTGATTTTGCAGAATATTTTAGTACTTTTATAGGAAATGGAGTTTTCCCTAATCCAAGCACTAATTTACTAGTAACAGCTAATGGAGATATGACTATAAATCTTTCACCAGGTTTTGCTTGGATAAATGGTTACATGTATCATAATACTGATAACTTAACTTTAACAGCAGAACATGCAGATAGTGCATTAAAAAGAATTGATAGAGTTGTATTAAGGTGTGATTTTATAAACCGAGAAATAAAAGCATATATTAAAAAAGGTATATTTGCATCTAATCCTATAGCTCCGGATTTAGAACGTGGAGTTAATGCTTATGAATTATCTATATCTGATATATTAGTTGAAAACGGAGTAATATCTATACAACAAAGCAAAATAACTGATACTAGATTAGATGAAAGTGTATGCGGTATAGTTACACAAACAGTGAAAGAAATAGAAACATCTGAATTATATAGGAAACTACAAGGTTATATAGATGAAAGAGGACAAGATGTCAAATATTGGATGGATAAAGCTACTACACAGTGGGAAATAGACTTTAATACTTGGTTTGAAACCATAAAAGATATATTAAGTGGTGATGTTGCAGGAGAATTAGCTAACAGGATATTAGAATTAGAAAATAAAGTTGGAAGTGGACTTACTGCGGATAATATTTTAATGCCAGATGGTTCATCAGTTAAAACAAGTATTTTATCATTACAGGAAGAACTAGGAGTCAATAAAGCTACTCTGCAAAATAATATAAATGCAATAAGAGAGGTGTTATAAATGTCAACTCTTAAAGCTTTAGTTGATGAAACTACTAATATAAAAAATGAATTAGTTACTTGTCATACTAATTTAAAAAACAATTTAATTTCTAAAGGTGTAGAATGTAGTGATAGTGATAAAATGTCAAGTTTGATTGATAAAATTGGAGATATTTCTAATTTTTTGACTCAAGATAGCCCAATATCGCTCGAGATTCCTAATCTTGGAACTATGCTAAATAATATAAAATGGGTTGCTTTAGCTGATGATAAGTTAATTCTCTTTGATTCTAGTAACAATCCTTATAAAAATATCTTAGATTTAAAAACTGGGGAAACTCAAGAGAAAATAAAGCAGGGTTCGATTTCTGCTATCTATAACTATCCTCCTATTTTTGGAAATCACACTTTAGATGCTGTATATTGTAGATATATAGGAACTTCATCTGCTACTCCATATAAACTTGATTTAAATACATTAACTTTAAGCGGAATGGGTATGCAAACTGGTTTTCTAAATTATTTTTCTAAAACTTATATTATAGGTGACAAAATATATTGTTTTGCAACTGATGGCAATAATAAAACATTTGTGAGAGTTTATGACACTATTACGAAAACAAACATATTGCTAAATGAGGTTCAGTGTACACAGGCGCAAAGTGTTGCAGTAGGTGGAATTGCTTACGATGGCGGTGATTGTTTATATTCTTTTGGTAGATATTCATCATCTACTGGATATAATTTTAATTTATGGAAATATACAATAAGCACTAACAGTATTGAGTATTTGAAACAATGGGACATAGGAATCCCATCGCAACAATCTTATTCACTTAATGACTTAGGAAAAGTTGTTGGAAATAATCTGTATGTAATGCCATCAAGTACTAATAATGTAACAGCTCAAATATTTAGTATAGATTTAGACACTTACGAGATAAAAGAAAATCTTTTCGGTATTAGGCACACATATCCTATTTTTTATAGTTGTAATGATAACCATGTTACGGTTACAGAGCAAGGTAATGGTGTTTATCCATTGTCATATATACATTTTAGAAATAAATAAAAAAGGAGTTTAAATATGTATACTTATAAAATTTGGAATAAAACTGATGATATAAATGGGGTCGATAGCAATGTAGTATTAAAAAATAACCCAATTTATAAAAAAGGAGATGTTGTTTTAATAATAAATACAGATAGTGATAGAGTAGAATTTATAGCAATTGAATCAGAATTAAGAGAGTCGTATAAAGATAAAGTATCTAACATTGAAAAATTAGCTGAAATAAGATGTGAATATTATAATAATAATGCTCCTATGACAGTTATTGAACTTCAAAATAAAATATCCATTTTAGAAGCCGAAAATGCAGATTTACTTTTAGATAGTGCAATAAAAGATTCTAAGATATCAACTTTAGAAAACGATTTAGCAGATTTAACATTAGAAATAGCTATGATGGAGGTAAGATAATATGAATTGGTTTGAAAAGATAGAAAGATACTACAAAAATGGGTTATATACAAATGATCAAGTAAAAATATTTGTGCAAACAGGTAAAATAACAGAAGAACAATATAAAGAAATAGTTGGTGAGGACTACATAGCATAGTTCTTTTTTTATGGCTAGATTAATTTCTAGCCTTTTATTCTTTCAAAAGGTGGTGTGTTATGAATTTTACAGAAATAGTAGGTAGCATAGGATTTTATGGGGCTTGTATGGTAACTCTTGCTATATGGGTAGATAAACAAATAAAAAATAATAGAGAAGATACTCAAAAGACTATAGAGATATTAAGAGAAGATTCTAAAGAAGATAAGGACAGGCTGTTAAATGAAATAGCATACAACAGAGAGGTCATAGCAAAAGTTGTAGCTACAAATGATGTACTAGCTAAAGATCTAACTGTTAAGGTAGATAAAATACTAGATAAAGTGGGGGTATAATATATGAAAATTGCAATTATTGTAGGTCATAGTATATTAAAAAATGGAACTTGTACAAGTGCTAAGGGCGAAGTTTTAGAATATGCATATTGCAAAGAACTTGCTCCTATAGTTCAAAAATATTTAAAATTTAAAGGTCATCAAGTAGATGTTATAATATGTCCTGAAAGAGAATTTACCAAACCTTCACAGGAAAAAACATATAAACTAGGTAAAATAAATGGTAAAGGTTATGATTTAGTTGTTGAACTACATCTAAATGCCTATAATGGAACAGCTAAAGGCACAGAAGTGTTATATTATTCTAATAAAGGAAAGGAGTATGCTCAAAGAGTAAATGATAAATTAGATGATATATTCACAGACAGAGGAATCAAGAAAAGAACTGATTTATACATATTAACTCAAACTGACCCCATATCTATTCTTGTTGAGTGTTTCTTCTGTGATAGCAAGGAAGATTACCAAAGAGGGGATGAAGCTCATGAGAAAGATTTAATTGCAAGAAAAATCGCAGAAGGAATATTAAATCAAGAATTACCTTCATTATCTGAATCAAAATCAGAAGGATTTAAAAGTGGAAGTTATATAGGAAGAAGAGCGAAAGTAACAGCAACATCATTAAATATAAGATATGATAGAGGAACTCAATATAATGTAATAGGAAAACTTAATAAAGGTGATATAGTTAAACTTAATTATTGCCTAAGTGGATGGATAAGTATAGAAGGTTACAAAGGAAATAAAGGACTTGGATATGTAAGTACAGAATATTTAGAATTAATATAAGAATATTTATGAGATAAGAGGAGGGGCTTAATGCCCTTCTTTTTTTTATGTAATAAATTATTTGTCGAAAAGTTTTTTAATTATTTTTATATTTATGTTGCATAACGTACCGTTATCGGGTTATAATATAAATATAATAAATAATAAAAAACGGAGGGTAATAAAATGAAAAATATAATGAAAGAAGCTCACAACTTAACAAAAAAAATAATAAAGAAAGGAGATAGCTATAGAGCTACTTTCAGATTATGTTTATCATTTGCACACTCTAAAGCTAAAAAGGTTGCTAAAACTATTGAATACAGAACAACTAGAGGACACGAAGTTAGTGTAAAAATAGGTGAAGGAATAACAGTTTCAGATTTAACTGTAAACGGAATAAAGGTAATAGAAAACAACAAAAGTAAATACAGATGTTTCTTATGTAAAGGATATATATATGTTGCACTTGAAAAAGATTATAAGAAGATAGGTGCTACTAGACCTGCTCAAATAACTTATAATAAAGAAATGGACGCATTATACGAAGATGTAACTATTGAAAGAAAACTTAAAGATAGAAAAGAAGAAGAAAAAGCATTAAGATTAGCAAATATGCAAGTTGAATGTAAAAAACATGAAGTATTTTTAGATAGACTTCTTTCAGATATAAACTTCATATAATTATCTAAAAAAATAATAAAAAAGTATTGTATAACGGTACGTTATGTACTATAATATAATTAAGAAAGTTAAATAAAAAGAAAAGGAAGGTATTAAGAATGGAAAAAATAATAGAAATGATAGAAATGATAGAAAATGCAATAGAAAAAGAGATAGAAAGAAAAGGAGCAATGGGGACAGAGAGTGTAAGCGTTTCTTTCTCAATGACAGATGAAGAATTAGATGCTTTCAGAAATATAGATGTATTTGATACTGAAAACTATAGTTGGGAAATAGAAGATAATAAATTGTACATAACTTATGCAGAAGAAGTTTAATACAAAAAGTGGTGGCTCACTATAAAAAGCCAACTTTTATTGGAGGGGAATATGGAGTCTCAAAAAATAAAGAATGATTTAGAAGGTAAAACATTTGGGAGATTAAAGGTTTTACGTCTAGCTGGAAAAGATAAGAGAAACAAAGCCTTATGGGAATGTGAATGTGAATGTGGGAACATTGTTACTATATCTAGAAATAACTTGATAAGAGGTGATATTAAAAGTTGCGGTTGTTTACAGCAAAATAATTATAAAAATAGAGTTTATTATAACAACTTAAAAAAAGGATATATTGAAAATACAAATATTGCATATTTAAGAAGTGATAAACTTAGTAAAGCTAATAAGAGCGGATGTAAAGGTGTTTACTTTCAAAAAAAATCAGGCAAGTGGATAGCTCAGATAAGGTTTAAGAAAAAATGCTATTACTTAGGCATATTCGATAAATTAGAAGATGCAATAAAAGCTAGAAAAAAAGCAGAAGAAAAATTACACAAAGAGTTTTTAAGAAAATTAGAAAAGGAACATAAAAATGGAAACTAGAAATTTAAAAATAACATTTAGTAAAAGCGGAGCTGGTAATTTAACGCCGAGGATATCACTTCCAGCAGTATGGATTAAAGAAATGGGTATAGATCTAGAAAATAGGGAAGTTGAAGTTATATTTGATAATAATGAGATAGTTATAAGAAAAAGGAAGTAAAATTGTAATAATATCAACAAATGCTAGGGCTATATGCTCTAGCTCTTTTTTTATAAATAAAAAACATAATTCTACAAAAACATACATAGAAATAGTATATACTAGATAATGTCTGATTAAAAATATTTTAGGGGGAGAATGTATGAAAATATCTAAGAAATTATTATCATTAGGATTAACTTTATCATTATTTATAATAAATACTCCTAATGTTGACGCAGCTGTATCTAGTATAGAAAGGATACAAGGGAATGACTATTATGAAACTTCTGTAAAGGTTGCTGAAAAACAAAATTATAGCACAGCAATAATATTAAATGCAGATACAACAATAGCAGATGGGTTAAGTGCAAGTGGACTATCAGGAACAGTAGATGCACCGATATTATTAACTAGTAAAGACAATATACCAACATCTGTTTTTAACAAGTTAAGTGGAGTTAAAAAGGTATATATAATTGGAGGAACTGCATCAGTTAGTCAAAAAGTTGAAAATAAAATAAAATCTAAAGGAATTGAAGTAAAAAGAATAGGTGGATCTGACAGAATAGAAACAAGCTACAATGTGGCTAAAGAAATAAGTTCAATAAAACCTATAAAAAAGATAATGTTAGCTAATGCATATAAAGGTGAAGCTGATGCAATGAGTATTTCTCCAGTAGCGGTTAGAGATGATTCTCCAATAATATTAACTAATGGAAATTCAATACCATTTAATGCTAAAAATATTGAAAGTTATGTGATAGGTGGAACATCAACGATGAGTGAAAAATTAGTTCAAGATACTAATTCAACTCGTTTGGGTGGTGTAGATAGATTCGATACTAATAAGAAAATAGTTAAAAAATTCTATCCAAATGCTAAGGAGTTTCATATAACTAAGGGATGGAGCTTAGTTGATGCCCTTATAACATCACCTATAGCTAAAGATAGTCCTACTATTTTAGTTGATAACTATAGTGATAAAACTATTTTAAATGGTTCAACTAAGATTACTGCAGTAGGAGATATAGGTCAAGCTAATATAGATCAATCTATTCATGCTTCAAGAGGTGTTTATATAACTCAAAATGCAGAAGTTCACTTTATTAATGTAGGTCAAGGTGATTCTACTTACATAGAGTTAGCAGATGGAACAGATATATTAATCGACGGTGGAGAAAGTAAATATGGAACTACAGTAGTAAATTATTTAAAGAATTTAGAGAAGAATATTGATTTAGAGTATGTTATAGCTACGCATCCGGATAGTGATCATGTTGGAGGATTACAGGAAGTATTCAAACAATTAGATGTTAAAAATTTCTATTATCCAGTTGATGCACCACACAATACTCAAACTTGGAATAATGTACTTAACTTAGCTAAAGCAGAAGGATGTAAAGTTTTAGATGCAAAAAGTGGAACTACATTAAACATAGGTGGAGCAGTATTAAAGTTTGTTCATCCAGCAACAGATTATAAAGATAATAATGAAGATAGTGTAGTAACTTTATTAGACTATAATAATACAGAAGTATTGCTTACAGGAGACGCAGAATCAACTACAGAGAATGATATGGTTAATCAAAATCTAGTAGGAGATGTAGATGTATTAAAAGTAGGGCATCATGGATCTAATAGCTCAACTACACAAGCATTTTTAAATAAAGTTAAACCAGAACATTCTGTAATATCAGTAGGGGAAAATAGTTATGGTCATCCAACGTCTACTATATTAAACAGATTAGTTAATAGCGGTTCTAAAGTATGGAGAACTGATAAGAATGGGAATGTTATATTAACTACAGATGGATATACATATAGCATAAAAGCTAATGGAAATCCAACCACAACTCCAGTACCAGATAGTGGTGATAATAGTGGAAATGACAATGCAACAGATACATCTCAAATAGTATATGCTAATGGCGGGAGTTCATCATCTAATAAATACCACAAGAGTGCAAATGCTCATGGAATGAAGGATGCTATAAAAATGACTGAAAATGAAGCTAAGAAAAAAGGTTATATTGCATGTGGTTCATGTTATAGATAAGTAAAGTAGTAGGATTCAACTCCTACTACTTTTTATATATTGCTATTTACAACTAAACAGCACCAAACAATTCCAGCTATAACCAATATAACAGGACCTATTAATAATCCATATCCTAAATAAGTTAAATTCAAAATAATCACCTCAATAAATTTATTTCCAAAATTTATAAAAAATATAACTAGGACGTGCATCAATATGCTCCCATTAACATAGAATGAAGTATAGCAACACAGAAAGGAGCATAACATAATGAGTTCTAAGAATAAAAGTAATATCAGAGAAGATTTAAGAATCAATGTATCCTTTAAGAGTCTAGATCCTGATGAAGTAGAGTTATATGAATGGATTAAAAGAAAGTCTAAAGGAGTAGGACCTAGTGGATTTATAAAGATGCATATGTTTGAACTTATGCAAAAGAGTGAGTAAAGTAAAAGAGCTCCAGGACCGCCATCCATAGAGCTCAAATGTGAATGAATTATAAAAATATAATTCTGTTATACAATTCGATAAAAAAAATTAAAACCCTTCAATAAATTCTAAGAAACTATTATTTGTACGTTCTGTACTTAAACTACCGATAAATTTAAAGCACATCAAAGATTAACTATTAGAAAAGTATTTTCTGAACAATATCTATAAGAGCAGCCGCTCCAAACCAATATACAAACGATGGCATATTAAAACACCTCCGATAAAAAATTATAAGATTATTATTTACAAATTTAAGGGGGATTATTCATGTTATTAAATAGATACAGGGTTAAAAGTTACACTTTAAAGGAATTTAGAGAAGAGCACACAAGTGAAGATATTACTTTAGTAGAGGTATTAATAGAGAATGTAAAAAATAATAAAATTATGTATACTAGATTAGTTTTTATTACTGCTTTATTATTACACTTTAATGTAAACTTTGTATTTGCAAATGACTTTAGCACTAGTTTAGATGCAGCTGGTATGCAAATATTAGAGTTATTAATGGCATTTGCTAAATGGGGATGTATAGGATTTGGAGTTAAAGATATGATTGTAACTGTTTTAAATGGTGGCAATGTTAAAAATGCTATAAATAATGGTTTAATATATATTCTAGCTTATGTATTTATAAGTTTATATCCTCAATTATTTGATTTATTTAGCAAAATAAAATTCTAAGGAGGGGTATATATGAACAACTTAAATTTATGGAATCCTTTAAACTGGGGCGAAATAATGATTGAAGGAGCACATAATAAAATAAATATGATTTTAACTGATATATTTAAAGATATTGTACTTTCTAGCTATTGGATATGTGTTATAGGTGGAGTAATTGGATTAATACTATATTTATTTGGACTTAAAAAAGGAAAAGATTTTGCTTTTATAGCACCTGCAATATATATGATACTAAGAATATTAGGAGGTGTTTTAATTGGAATTTAAGAAAGTTCAAAGTGTTCCTCTTAGTAAATTATTAGAAGTTAAGAAAGCTGAATATATAACAGTACAGTTAATACCAACCAAGTCAAATAAAAATAACGCTACAAGTAGCATAGCAACATTAATTAATAGTATGTATGTTAAAGTTAATAAACTTATAACTATAGAGAATAAAAAGCTAATAATAAAAAATACATTAAAAGCTTCTTATTACATTCATATAACTAAAAGAGATGTTGGATTTTATTTTATAATACCAAAAGTACATTTTATAAAATTTAAAAGCAAGTTTACAGAAGTTTGGAAGAATATAGAGATAAGAGAAGTTGATAGTATTCCTATTGATCCTAATGAATGCACCAAGTATCAACTTAGATATAGTATGAATGATTCTTTGAGTTTAAGTGTAGATAAAAGAAATAATGAGTTATTATCTTCTAATATATCAGTTTTAGAAGTTCTAGAGCAAAACGAATGCGTAGGTATATTTTATAACTTTATTCCAACTAGTGAACAAGAAAGCAATTATTTTAAGATAACATATAAAGAAGCTATTGAACGATATAAAAATGGAGAAAACTTAAAAAAGAGTAAAAATGTTATCGATTTAGGCATTATTACACTTAAATTTTTAATAACCTTTTTAGATGACCTTGTAAATTCGATTTTAAGCACATCTAAAATTAATCATCAACTATTTATATCTACAAATAAAGTAGAATCTCCTAGCACTATTAGAAAGGCTAAAAACAACATATGTAAATCTCAAGTGATAATTTTGAGCAAAAGTGATAAAAAAGAGCGTGAAAAACAGTTATCTTTATCAGCTTGTAATAGTTTTGATGAAATATCTGAGGATAATAAGTTGGTAGGTAAAAAAATCAATAAGAAAATTAATATATATTCAACAATTATAAATGATGTAACTGTAAATATGACTAGCGAAGATGAATGTAATAATTTTATAGCCTTACCTGGAGCGAGTTTATTAAATCAATATAAAAATATAGAACATAAACAAACTAGAGAGAATCCAGTACCAGAAGAATTAAAATCAGGAGTTGTTAATTTAGGAAAAGTTAAATACAAGGATAATAAAGAGTGTGCATATTTAAGCAATGATAAAAGTTTACAATCATTACCTCTAGCTATTATGGGAGGTTCTAGAAGTGGGAAATCTACTTTTAGCATAAATATGTGTAAAAATATAATAGATGCAGGAGAAGGCCTTATAGTAATCGATTTTATTAAGAATACAGAGTTAGCAGAACAAGTAAAATTTATAACTCCTGCTAATAGGCTTATTGAAATAGATTTATCTAATCCTAAAAATGTTCAATCATTAGCGTATAATGAGATAAAAATTAAAGAAGGTATGAGTAAAGATGAAATACTTAAGATAGCTAGGATGCAAGCTAACTATGTACTACAGTTAGTAAATATTATTAATAATGATGATAAGCAACTAGCTCCTAAAATGAGAAAGTACTTAGGAGCAGCTGCAAGAGTTGCATTTTGTAGCCCTGGAACTAGCATGAAAGATATATTAAAGATACTTCAAAGTCATATAGTAAGACATGAGTTTATTGATAAATTATCCGATGAATTAAAGATAGATTTAGAAGATAGTATTATATCGTTAGAAGAGTTAGATGATTATACTAAAGTAACAAAAGATAATCCTATTTCAAAAATATGTGGTACTAAAGATAATAAGATAGAGGGTATAATAGATAGAATTGATTTATTAAGAGAAAATTTAGTTATAGATAGTATGTTATCAAAAGATCCTAAAGATAATGTTGATTTTGTAAAAGCTATGGAAGAAGGTAAAGTTGTATTAATAAGAATGAGGGATATAGACTTTGATGATGATATATCAATAGATATACTAACAACATTTTTTATTCAAAAAATTTGGATAGCTACTAAAATAAGAGGTACTATGCACGAGCATCCTGGAAGATGTACTGTCCTTATAGATGAAGTATTTCAATCTCCTACATCTCAAAAGCTATTAACTAAGCAGTTTGTACAGAGTGCTAAGTTTGGATTAAAATATGTTTTAACACTACATTATATGGATCAATTATCAAAAGAAGCTCAATCAGCTCTTAAAAATTCTAATGCAAGCTATATGTTAATATCAGGAGTAGATAAAAAAGCATTTGAAGCTTTAGAGGAAGAGTTTAATATTCATGGTTATTGCTTAGAAGATTTACTTAATTTAAAACAATATCATAGCTTAAATTTAATTAAATCTAAGGATGGATATCAATCTTTTATAACTAAACTTCCTCCGGAACTTAAAAATAATTAATAAAGAAAAGAGATGAATTAAAATGAACGATAGAGTAGTAAAAGCTATAAATAATATATTTAAAGAAGCAGGACATAAGGTTATAAGTATTACAGAGAATACTATAACTACTAGAAAATTTGAAGAAAGAATATACACATATAAGATAGATGGGGATTTGATAGTTATAAAGAATAGAATGGGATTAAAGGCATTCGAGAAGTCTATACAAAGTTACCAAGATTTAAATATAACAGTAACAATTGACTAACTTTATATGTAAATTACCTTAATAATGTTTAAAAGTGTGTAAATATACACTGCTATAGCTATTAAACTTTACACACTTTTGAGTTAAGTACCTTAAAAAGGAGTAAAAATATGGCTAGAATACAGGTTAGCTTTAAAAATAATGATACGGAAAATAAGCTATATCAAGAAGTTATAAAGGCCTATGATAAGAGTGCATTTATTAAAGAATGTATTAGATTTTATTTAGATAATAAAGATATGAAATTAACAACAAAAGAAGAGGGCAGAAGTGAAACTAATGAAATAGATAATGTTGATTGGGAATTTTAAGGGGGATCTAGATGAATTTAGGTATAGATATAGGTAATTATAATGTTAAAACAAGTGAGGGAGTAATATTTAAAAGTGCTGTAAGTGAAAATATAGAATATGGTAATAAATTTGATAAGATTGAAATAGGTAGTAAAATTTATTATCTTGGTACTGGTAGGTTAGAAATAGATTATAGAAAGTTTGATAAAGATAATTATATTCCTTTGTTATTAGGAGCTATATGTAAAAGTAGTAATTCTATAGAAAATAAAATAGGTTTAGGATTACCTATAAAGCAATATAATAGCTTTAAAGATGAGTTAATAAATAAGCTAGATAATAAAACTTACGATATTTCATTTAATGATATTAGAAGAAGAATAAGGATAACTGATGTTCAAGTGTTTCCAGAAAGTGTATCTGGAATAAT